GTCACAGGCCGACAAGTCATAGGCCAGAACGCTGACGGCTCACCGATCTTTGCTGATGATCCTGATTTCCAAAACCCGTTCAGAACAGCCCCGACACTGGCTGGCGTTCAGCAGTCACAGGACATTGACCCGACCACCGGCCTGCCTGCATTCCAGAGCCAGATCAGCACCACCACGCCTATGCCCACCAGCATCAGCACAGAGGGTCTGACGGCCTTACAGAGCGACCCAGAGGCGTTCCGCAGTAACATTGAGCAAACACTGTTCAACCGGCAGCTAGGGCTGTTACAGCCAGAGTTTACGCAGCAGCGTGAGGCGCTTGAACAGAACCTAGCTGACCGTGGCATCCCCATCACATCACAGGGCTATAACGACGCTGTGAACCGTCTGGAGACACAGCAAGGCGAACAGCTAGGACGGCTGGCACAGCAGGCCACACTGACGGCAGGACAGGAATCTGACCGGCTGGTCAACCAAGCACGCAACATCAGGGCGCAGCAGTTTGGTGAGCGTGCGGCTGGCGGTGAGTTCGGACTGGCGGCACAAGGCCAGGGATTTAGCCAGGCCGCGGCAAATGCACAGCTTGCCAACGCTGCACGCCAAGACACTGTGGCTAATCAACTGCTGTCTAACCAGATCGCCAATCAGGCACGCCAGCGCCAGATCGCAGAGCGTACAGCGTTGCGCGGTCAGAACTTTAACGAACTGGCAGCACTGCTGGGTGGCCCACAAATACAGCAGGGCAGTTTCTTTGCACCTGGCGGCATTGATACGCAGGGCGCGTTTGGCGCACAGATGGCGGCACAGCAAAACGCCTACAATCAGGCGATGCAAAACCGTTCAGCAAATCTTGGCGGCTTGTTTGGACTGGCTGGCAATCTTGGTTCAGCCTATCTGCTTTCATAGGGGTGATTGATGGTAAATCCTAGACAAATGCTTGGGCTGGGCAACGCACGCCCATCAATGCGTTACCAGCAGCTAAATCAGTCATTCCAGTCCGATCCACGCCGCATACTGGGCCAAGCGCTGATGCAGCAGGGTGCAAGCACTGCGCCGGTCAGGACGCCCCTGCAAGGGCTTGGCAGGCTGTCTAGCCAACTGATTGGCGCGTATCTACAGCGTCGGGCTGGTGATACACAAGTCGAGCGTGAAACCGCTATGACAGACCAGATTATGGGTATGTTGCCAGAAGACGCGACGGCTGGTCAGCGTGCTTTTGCAGCAGCCAACCCGGTGGCGTTTGCACAACTGGTTGGACAAGCACAGTTTGCGCCAACCACCTCATCTGAATTGGCTACTCTTGGCGACTTTACTGGTGTGAGAACCACACAGACCAATCCGATTACTCGCGCAACATCCAGTAGCATCGGCAACTTGGTACAGCCTCGTGCGGCTGTTGATAGGAGAACATCTGCACAGAAAAACGCAGAGGCTTTGGGTCTTGTCAAAGGGACGCCCGAATATAATGAATTTATTACAAAATCCGCAGCCCCTGACCGCACCACAAATATAAACATGACTAACGCGCCAGGCTCAAAGGCGACTGTTGATCTTGTTGGTAAAATCAGTGAGTCGGCAAGTTCGGCACAACAAACTTTGGGCCGTGTTGATCAAATGCTGGACTTGCTTGATGCCGGTGTTGAAACTGGTTTTGGTGAGGAGTTTTTGACCGGAATGCGCCGTGTTGGGCAATTGTTCAACCCAGATTATCAAGTCAAAGAAATTGCAGGCGCTGAAGCGTTCACGGCTAACGCCAATGCGTTAATCGGGCCTTTGGTGAAACAACTTGGCTCTAACCCGACAGACAAAGACTTGGCATTTTTTGTCACAGCATCACCAACTTTATCAAAAAGTATTGAAGGTAACCGGTTGCTGTTAAAGGCGCTGAAGCTGTCACAACGTCGTGAAATCATTCTGAATGAAGCTGCAAGTGACTTCATCAGCAAAAACCCAACGCTAGACCAAGAGGGGTTATCTGGCTACTCGCGGCTACAGAAATTTTTAACAGAAGTCAGAAATACTCATCCCGTATTCACGCAGGGTGGGCAAGCATTAGTAGCAGAATATCAAAGCATCACAGGCGAAGACCCGCCAGACCCATCGGCTGGAGATAGCGCTTTCGATGCCTTGATTAATCAGGGTTTCATTACTGAATAACGCGGGGCATCATCATGGCCGAAAGAAAAAGTGCTTTTGAGAGTTTGCAAGATACTAGGCAGGCGCTGAAAGATGCTGAGTTTGACAAAAAGTTGTCTCCAAAAGGCAAAGAACTGCTTCAAGCTATTGAGGCAGGCGCTTGGACTAGCCCAACGGTCAGCAACTTTTTGCAGGGGCTGACCTTCAACACCAGTGATGAAATTGTCGGGTGGATGCGTGGCAAAATTACTGGCATCCCCACTGACGTGGGCATCGACATAGAACGCGCCCAGCTTGAGGAATCCAACCCAGAACGACCTGTCATGTCTACGGTGGAGCAATTAGCAGGCACCGCTGGCAACGTCTACCTAACACGCGGTGGCGCTGCAAGAGGTGTGACAGGACAAATCTTGCCTGGCATGGCATATGGCGGCGCTTTTGGATTTGGCGGCAGTGAAGGCTCTGTTGCAGAAAGGTTGCCCGACACTGGCGTCGGCATGGCCGTTGGCGGCGTTACAGCGCCAGCGGTAGAATTGGCATCACGCCCTCTTGCAAATTTGGCTGGCAGCGTAGGGCGTATGCTGCGAGGGCCAAAGACACTTGCCAATCAGCAAGCGCGTGAACTTTTAAAAGAAGCACTCGAAAATGACGCGCAGTCGGTTGAGGAAGCTGTGCTGTATGTGCTGAACAAAAACACGACTGGCAAGCCTTACACGCTGGCTGACCTGGGGCCAAACAGTCAGGCACTGCTTGATGCTGTCAACGTCCTGCCGGGGCCAGGCAAGGGCGCAGCACAGCGGTTTTTACGCTTGCGTGACCAAGGCGTTTTGGGCCGTTTATCAACTGATTTGCAAGATGCTTTTGGCAGTCGCGCATCATTTTTTGATGAGTTCAAAGCGCTACAAACAGCACGCAAAACAACGGGCGACAAACTCTATGCGCGTGCTTACCGCAAAAATGTCCGTATTAGTGGTGATCTTGAACAGATATTCAGCCGTCCTGCGGTGCGCTCTGCTTTAGATCGTGCTTATCAAATTGCCGCAGAAGAAGGTGTTAATCTGCCCAAATTCAATGTCGCTACAAACGGTAAATTGATTGGGCCACAAGGCAGTGTTGTTCGCACGCTGCCAACCAGGTTTTTGCACTATGTGAAACGCGGCTTAGACGATGAGGCTTTTAACGCACGCGCCATTACCAGCAATGCTGGTAAAGATTATGCTGGTGCTGTAGCTGGCACGCGCAGAGCGTTTCTTGAACTGCTTGATGATGCCAACCCCACTTATCGAATTGCCAGAAATTACTGGTCAGGCAAGTCGGCGGTGATGGATGCCATGACTGAAGGTCAGAACTTTCTGCGTGCAAACCCAGAGGAACTGGCTGATATGGTTGGAGACTATTCGCAATCACAACTTGAGGGCTTTCGCCTGGGTGCCATGCAGGGCATCTTAAACGAGATTGACAGCGGCGCTGAACGCACAGCAGCGCAGCGTTTGGTGCGTAGTCCGATGCGACAGAGATTATTGCGCTTGACCTTTCCACAGACTGAAGAAGGCAAGGTTGCTGCCGACAAGTTTCTGAATCGGCTAAATGATGAAATCATTATGCGTGACACATCACGCGGCATTCTGGGTGGCAGTCAAACAGCACAGCGTGGCGAGTTTGTCAGCCGATTGAAAGAAGGCGCGGCACGCGATCCAGCGACGGGCCTGACAGATTTGGTCCGTCGTTCAATCAGTGCAGATTTCAAAGGGCTGGAAGACGCACAACTGCGTCAGGTGGCAAATGAGTTGTCTTCAATGTTAACAGCAACAGGCGAAGCAGACTTGCAGGCCATTCAGCGTGATCTGCAAGGCAAGGGCATCAAAGCCGTGCTGAAAAAGCACGCGCCGACAGTTTTGCCTCGTTTGACTAGGTTAATCGTCAACCCACAAGTGGCAGCGGGTGGTGCTGGGTCAATGTCATCAAGCATCGGTGCTGGTGATGCAGCAATGGAACTGATGGGTCGAGACGCACGTTAGTGGCCCAGAAAAAGCTGGAGAGGTCGAGCGAGTTTGAGCGCTACGATCTTGATAATGATGGCGTGGTTACTGACGCAGAAATAGAACGCGCCCGTGAAATCCGTGAGACAGAAGACAAGAGCCGCAAGCACTTGGCGCAGCTACGGCTAGCCAGATTCGCACTGATGGGCATGGGCGTTTACACGATCCTGCTGTTCATGCCGTTCATACCAGACACGCGCATCAAACTACTAAGTGAGGTCAGCCCACTGCTCTACATCAGCTTGTCTGGTGTGGTGGGTGCCTACATGGGCTTCACACAAATGGGAGACAAAAAATAATGCTTGGAGTTTTGGCAAGCATCCTTGGCAACGGGGATGTCATTAAAAAGGGCATGGACTTAATTGATGATGTCCACAGTTCTGATGAAGAAATGGAGCGCGTAAAGGCGCAAGCCAAGATAGACACGATGGCCGCATATGCACCCTTCAAGGTGGCCCAGAGATACCTCGCCTTAATGTTCACAGCTACGTTCTTGGCATCGTTTGCGCTCGTGCTGGTGATGACGCTGATGGGCGAAACAAACATCCCCGACATCAAACAAGTCATTGATGATTTCTATTTGGGCGAGGCCATGCTGACCATCCTCGCGTTTTACTTTGGCGGCGGGATGCTTGAAGGCGTTGTTGGCAAGGTGAAGGCAAAGAAATGAAACTGACCAAAAACTTTTCGCTTGGCGAGATGACCAAAAGCCAGACGGCTTTGCGACGGGGCATCGACAACACGCCGACGCCGGACAAACTCGATCCTCTGATTTTGCTTTGTCAAAAAGTCCTACAGCCTGTGCGCGATCACTTTGATCGTCCGGTGACAATTACCAGCGGCTACCGCAGCCCAGAGTTGTGCGCGGCCATTGGCAGCAAGATCACAAGCCAGCACACCAAGGGCCAAGCCGCAGACTTTGAGGTGCCGGGTGTGAGCAACATGGAGGTCGCACAGTGGATCGCTGACAACTGCGAATTTGATCAGTTGATCCTTGAGTGTTTTACCGGCGGCAACACCGGCTGGATACATTGCAGCTATGTGCATGAGCCGCGCAAAGAGTTGCTGACCTATGACCGCGAGAACGGTTATCGCAAGGGGCTGTTGGATGGCTAGAAGAGCGCCAGCCAAGGGCAAGGCCAAGGTCAAGGTCACTGCCACAGGTAAGCGCGTCAGTTACGGCCAAGCTGGTAAGGCAAAAGGTGGCGGCCCACGGGTGCGCCCTGGCACTAGCAAGGGTGACAGTTATTGCGCCCGGTCAGCCGGTCAGATGAAGAAGCACCCAAAGGCCGCACGCAATCCAAACAGCCCGTTGCGCCTGTCACGCAAGCGCTGGAAATGCGTTGGCAAAAAATCACGTCGATAAGGAGCAAAGCGATGCCAAACGTGCGAGGCAAAAAATACCCTTACACAAAGAAAGGGGTGGCAGCGGCCAAGAAAGCAGCCGCTAAAAACAAGCGCAGAGTGCGGCCTAAAATGCGGAGAGCATAGTCATGCCGCCGCGCAAAAAATCAGGGGAGCCGAAGCCCACAAACCCCAAACTGTATGCAACCGTGAAAGCAGCAGCCCGGCGCAAGTTTGATGTCTACCCATCTGCCTATGCCAACGCTTGGTTGGTCCGCGAGTATAAAAAGCGCGGCGGCAAATACAGGGGCAAGAAACCGACATGAGCCTGACCAAATGGTTCAAAGAAGACTGGGTTGATATCAGCGCACCAAAAAAAGGTGGCGGCTATAAAAAGTGTGGCCGCACATCTTCAGAGCGTGGCAAGCGTGGCTATCCCAAGTGCGTGCCAGCCGCAAAAGCAGGGCGCATGAGCAAGTCGCAGATCAAGTCTGCGGTGCAGCGAAAGCGGTCTAAAAAGCAGGGCGTAGGTGGCAAGCCGACTAACGTGGCGACGTTTGCAAACAGGCGTAAAGCTAGGGCTTAAATTCAGTCCAGTTTCAGTCCAGTTTCAGTCCAGTTTTCTGGCTACCAACCCCTGCCAACATTTCCCAAAATGCCCCAGAAACAGCCAATTTTGTTGGTCAAAAACCAGTAAAATCGGGCCTGTCACGCCGGAGGCCGCGGGTTCGAGTCCCGTCACTCCCGCCACCCCCAAGTCCAAGCATAGCTTCAAAAACAAGCCCTCGGCCTAAACCGGCTGGGGGCTGTTTTTTTGTGTCAGTCCAGTTTCAGTCCAGTTTTATTTGCAGGGTTTGACTTTTTATGTCAATATGCTCTTGTTGATACATCAAATGGGAGCAAAGCAATGAAGGACTTACCAGTAAGATTTCGTGCCGACAACAACTGCTATTGCATCAATGCAAGCCGCGTAGGTCGAAGTGATAAGTATGGTAGTTTTGCGACAAGGGATGAGGCGTTAGCAGAAGCAGAAATGCTCAAGGCCAAGTTCCTTACAGGCATGATTGCCCAGCCCGTGAAAATTAAAAGTTGCGCCAACGCTGCTGCCGCATTTTTAGAATCACAAATGCGCCGTGTTGATGATAAGGAAATTGCCTTGTCGCATTTTAAAGAAACAAAGCGCGGTTTAGATTTTGCGTTGGCCATCCGCATTGATGGCAAGATGTTCAGTAAGCACGCGCTGGACAAGCTGATCACAAAAGCGAACAAAGATGATTTGGCTGCTGCTTTCAAACGGGCGATCAAAAGCGAAAACAAAAGCAAAGCAACAGCCGAAAAACGCATTAAGGCGTTAAAAGCGTTTTTGAATTATTGCCAGGCAAAAGGGTGGATTGACATCAACCCGCTAGACAAAGTGTCTTTTGGTTTATCAACAGAGATTGCTGATCGTGCGCCAAAGATACAGCCCAGCACTGTCCAGCAACTTGTGACAAAGGGCTTGACCGGCGAGACATTGACAAGCCGTGCGATGGTGCTGACAGCGTTGTCGTCTGGAATCCGTCAAGGTGAACTGCGTGCATTGCCGTGGCGCTGTGTTGACTTCAAGGAAAGCACGGTGCGAATCGAGCAAGCTATCAAGACAGAAACCAGTGAACTTGGTGAGCCAAAAACAAAGCGCGGTTTTCGCACCATCCCCGTGCCAAGTGAGACAATGCAATTACTGCGTGAACTAAAAATGCAAAGTCGCCATACAAGCGATGACGATCTGGTGTTCGCCACAGCCGCTGGATTGCCAAAGCAGAAAAAAACACTGCGTGAACTGATTGAACGTGCATCAAAGCGTGCCGGTATTGAGCGCATGGTCTGGGGTGACATGAGACACTTTTTTGCAAGTGTCCAACTGTCTGCCTTGGGTGAGGATTGGGCAGAGGTTGCAGCGTTGATGGGTCACAGCAACCCATCATTCACATATCGCCAGTATGGTCACTATTCCAAGAATGAGGCGAAGCAAGAAAAGGCGCGGTCAGCCGCTGCCAATGCAATATTTGGATAAAAGAAAGGGGCGCTAGTGCGCCCCTCTCACAATGTCCCAGATTCTTTGCACCCAGTTCTTGGGCGGCGGTTCAATACTCACCGTCTGCCGTTTCGCGGCCCATATCCGTTTCATCTTCTTACTGTGTGCGGCACGCTTTTCAGGCGTCCATGCTGCTTTGTGTTTGTTCATCAATCCCACCTAATTTCACAATTTCGGCACGCGGTATGAACCACCGTGAACCATCTTGAATGGCCGCTATCTGGCCATCCTTAATCCAGCGCCTGACGCGCTTGCGGCTGGCCTCGCTGTAGCCTTCACCGAATAGTGCATCACACGCCTCTCTGACCGTCAGCAGAGCCTGCCTAGCCATTCTTTGCAGCCTCATAGCCAGCCGGTGGCGGCGGTGCGTCAGGCACGCTTGTATGGGGTGGTGGTGCCGGTGGCGGTGGCGGCGGCGGTGCATAGACAGGGGCAGGGACAGCAGCTTGTTGTCGCGGGGCTCCGTCATTCAGCCAGAGCCGTGATCTTGCCACGCGGTGAAATGTGTCACCAATCTTGACCTGTATCTCCAGACCAGGCTGCTGCTTGAAATCGTCCTTTGTAGCTTGATAATAGGCGTCCAGACGGGCCTTCAGATCAGGGTCACTGATGTTAAACCAAAAACTGATGCTCAAATTGTCGTCGATCTCAACGCCTCGCACCAACTGAA